GTGGATATTGTTGTCAAACTAAAGTTTTATTTTTTTTGGTTTTTTGAGTTTTTTCTTTTTGTCTTCCTCCTTCTTAGTTTTTCTAATGACTGTTTAGCCGTCCCCAAAATACCAACATTCGGCGTTTCTCGATCAGGCGCTACAACGACATATACTGTAGGGCAGTCTACTTATCAGCCGCTTACCGCCGTTCCTTCGTCTGGTTCAACAGCGTTAACTAAAAACTGGGGGGCTACATCTACTGGTTACGCCACTACGGCTAATATTCCTATTGGCGAGACGATTCAAGCCGTTAAGATAAATTCTGGTGTTTCCGCCTCTAGCGTTGCTTTAGCTGTTGGTTCAATTCTGCTTCCTAAGATGGGGCTTTTAGGCGTTGGTATTGTTGCGGGGACTGCTTTATATGATTATCTGAATAATGGCGCAGGTATTACCGTTGACTCTATAGGAACCGTTCATCAGTTTTCCTGCTCCGGTGCTAAAACTTTTGTACAACAACATCTTTCACCGCGTTTATGTGCTTTGGCCGCTTCCAATGATTATTCACATTATGAATGTGTTAGCACTGGCGTTTCTAATGGTTATGTGAGTTCTAACCCAGATTTTGGTGATTATACGATCAGAAATTCATGCGGTTCTGCTGTCGAGGTGCCTTTTGTTCCTGCTGATGCTGTTACGCATTTGAATCAGGTGGAACCAAATAATTTGGCGGGTGTTCTTGATCGGATTCATAATCTTGATGTTTCCGGTGATTCTGATCCCGTTGGCTCATTCCCGGTGTGGGAAGCTCCTGCAAATACAGCGTCGGCACCAACAAAAACCGTACAACCTGATGGTTCCGTTTCATCATCCACAAAGTCAACCAATTGCACACAGAATGATTCTGCGTCTTTTGGTTGTACAGAGACTGAAGTTGTAACAACCACTAAACCCGATAATGGGGTTCAGGCTCTTGTCCTCCTCCTGTAGTGCTTAATCTTCGTACAACTACAGCCCACACCATGTCTTACCAGCCTACGTGCGACTTTATGAATGCCATGTACCCCGTTGTAATCGCGTCTGCTTGGTTAATGGCTGGATTTATTGTTTTAGGTACTGTTAAGGATTGATTATGGCAACTCTCGCTTCTTTTCTTTTTTCTATCGCGGGCACGCTCGCAGGGCGTGTTTTATTTTCTTTGGGTTTTGGTTTTTTTTCTTATGCCGCGCTAACCACATTAGTTAATACCGTTATTGGCTATGCTCAAAGTTACTATGGTCAAATCAATACAACTGTTCTTCAAATTATTAATCTTGGAGGTATAGGGCAGGGTCTTGGCATTATCTGCGCGGCTTTGGTTACTAAAGCCACTCTTTCGTCTATTAAGCGCTTACGCCCAGTATGATTACGTTAATTACCGGCACACCTGGCGCAGGTAAGACCGCCTGGACGGTTCAAGAATTGACCCGCTTACCTTCGCAACGTAAAGTTTATATTCACTGCATACCTGAATTAAAACTCGCCCATGAGCGCATTTTTTGCCGTTCTGATTTATGCGATTTGTGCAATGCTGAACCAATAGATTCAGAAATTGATGATCGTCTGTATGTTGAGGATTGGCCGCAATGGGCCACTGATGGAAGTCTGATTGTTATTGACGAGGTTCAACGCATTTGGCGGCCTACTAACTCAGGGGCTAAGCTTCCTGATGATATATCTAGGCTTGAAACTCATCGCCATAGAGGTCTTGATTTTTGGTTGATATCCCAAGGCCCGCATCTTTTTCATTCGAATATCCGCTTGCTTGTTGGTCGTCACATTCATCTAGTTTCAAAGTGGAACGGCCGTTCCGAATATGAATGGCCTGAGTGTCGCCAGAACGTTACTTCACGCTCTGATGCTGTTATACGTTACCAAAAAAAATATTCGGTCTTTATAAGTCCTCTAGCCTTCACATTAAGCAGACCCATCGTAAACCGTTGGCTTTTTATGCTTTCTTTGCAATTATTCCAATTCTTCTTATTTTGATTACCATTGGAGTTTATCGCGTTAAGGCGCGCATGGAACCAGCTCAAGCCACTACATCGACGGGTGAGCAAGGAGCGCAAGCGACGCCCGCGCCCGGCGGTGTATTGGCTGCTAATGATAATTTAGAGCCTGTTCAACAATTAAATAAATTCCCAGATTTTAAGCCCGTTCTCGATAATGTTCCCGAATCTGCTCCGGCCTATGAAGGCTTAATCAAAGTTACTACTGCGCCTATTTTGGCTGGTTGTGTTAAATCTAAAGACGCCTGTAAGTGCTACACTCATCAAGCCACACCCTACCCAGCTACAAACGAATATTGTCTTGCTACTGTTAAAGGAGAGCGTTTTAACCCCTATCTACAATCTAATATCAATCAAAATCAACAAATTAGTTCAAATCAACAAACTGATTCGTTACATAAAAACATTGAATAATATTATCCAATATTGTTATAAATATTATAACGATCTGTTATAATAGCCCCATGTACAAAGTCAAAATTCGCAAATCAGCCGCAAAGGCACTTTTAAAAATTAACATCAAAACTGTTGAAAAATTTTATTCGGCGTTTGAACAGCTTGCTAATGATCTTAACCAAACCGATTTAGATATTAAAAAGCTCGAAGGCCGTGAAGGCTATCGTTTGCGTATTGGTGCTTATCGCGCTTTGTATCGTGTTTTCAATGATGAATTGGTCATTGAGGTGTTCAAAATCGGGAGTAGGGGAGATGTTTACAAATGAACGTTCAATTTATTAAAACTAACGGTAAACCGGCGTTTGCTGTTTTGCCTATTGCAGAATATCAAGCGTTATTAGATCAACGTGAAACGCTCGAAGACCTCAAGGCCTTTGATACTGCTTTGCTTGATGACGAAGAAAGCATACCGCTTGAAATCGTCAAGCGGTTAATGGAAGGCGAAAATAAGCTTAAGGTTTGGCGTGACTACCGTGGTCTAACCCAACAACAGCTTTCAGATCTGACCGGCTTATCACAACCCACTATTGCCCAAATGGAAACGAAGCGTAATGGAACTATCGCTAACCTTAAAAAATTGGCTGTTGCTTTGGATATCGATCTTGATGATTTGGCCTATTAGTTTGATAACCACGCTTTAAATCTTCTTAACGTTACGAAAGGCCAGCGGTACTGCAGGCGGCTAAAGCTGCTCTCGATATTCTTACCCTTTTGAAATTGTTTTTTCGTAACCTGTACATGCTCTGTTTACACTTACTAGAGCAATAAATAGGTGTTCGGCCTACGCACTTTTCATTTATTTCTTTTGGGCAGTATAAACATTTCATTTTTTGATGCCTTCTTTGACGTGCTCTGGTATTTGGTACCTCTCACACAAAGCCGTTTCTATTAGCACTGCACGGTTTTCTGGTTGCCGATTCATCCACTCAATTAGGTATGGCGGCAATTTAACGTTTATAGGCGTTTTTTTGTCGTCCTTCTTTGGCCTACCCATCACGATCTCCAAGCCAATATTATCAAGCTGTCTATGCTGTCTTGCATTCTCAGCTTTTGTAATAACCGCCAGGTTTCCATTTGTTTTACGTCCATGTTTCTGATCTGCTCACAAAACAGCTTGCTTAAGTGGCTGATGACATGGCAACGCTGTTTACAGACATCTATGATGTTAAGCACTTGTTCACGACTAACGTTAAAGATCTCAAAAATGTCTAATTGATACATAAAACCCCCTTTGTTTAAGTTAGTATTAGTATACCCCGGAACAAGATAAAGTCAAGTAAAAGTAGATACTAAAATAAAAATAATTAGAGTGCTTTTGCTTTAAAGTAGCGTAGCGGTCCATGGGTAGCTAGTGAGCAAGCGCAGCGCGCCGAACGGTAATTCACAAAATAGGAAATATTAACTCAATCAATTTGGAGCCGGTCCACAATAAAGGTCATTTTCACCAATTCGGATTGTCGTAAATGACCAGCTAGGTCTCACTCCATCATCATTCACACTATAAATAAAACCAGCCTTTGCCAAGGAGCGACAAAACGATATAAACAACCAGCCGCTAGGCGTTCCCACCAGCTAGGCGCTTTTATCAAAAGTGAAGAAACACACGCGCTGAGATTCATGGAATGCACCGAACCGGAGTCGGAAGGTGCGTGAATCTTAGTCGCCGGTAGCTATATCGTTCCGGCGTTTTATCGAGCGTGCTGTTTGCGATGGAAAAATGCAATCGGTCGATGCCGATAGCGTAACGTCATTGCTGCGATGTTTAGC